ATTGGAGTAAATATTTTCAAGTTGAGAAGTTTTTTCTCCTGCTACATCATTATTTTCTTCAATTTTCCAAATGTTAAGCTCAACTTGTCTAAATGTGTTGGACATGTTAAGGAATATTCCATACCATTCCGTATCCAATTGCGTGTTTAAGATGAAAGTATGAACATCATTGTTTAATGTTAACATGAAGAATCTGTTTAGGATAGAATCAAGTTTCCAACCTGTTTTTGTTGTTTCATCGTAACCATCAATGTAGTTATTTGAAAATCCTTTTTTCATCATATACCCTGGTTTTCTGAACCAGTTAGCATTTATTTTTTCCAAGTATTCTTCAACAACAACCGGAATGATAACGGTAATTTTAAGATTATCAATTGCTGTTATTTGCCCGAAAAATGATAAATTACCGGGTCTGAATACTTCAACGGAATCTCCTACTGTGTAATTATTTAATTGAATGTCCACCTCGTAACTTTGAGATGCTAGAACTGGTGTTATGTTTGTTACCTTTGACTCTGGATTGATGAACGTTGGTTCATTATGTTTAAACCAGCAAGCAAAACTTAGATCTTCATCCTCCTCGAATTTTACATTTGGTTTGTAAATGATTGCATCATACCTTTGAGTATCTGAGAAAATTGAGGATAAATCATACGCATATTCAGCAACTATGGTACCATTGTTATCTATTGAAATTTGTTTAACCAATAGATCTTTGTTGGCAGATAGTCTTGTTGGGTCATTTTTACTTGTTCCTATTGTTCTACTGTATTGTTGTGGTTTTATCAAATCCAATGTATCATCGTTAACTTTTTCTCCGAATATTTCATCCGAACTTTTTGTTAATTCATCTATGAATTGTTCAGTTGTTTCATCCATGTAACGATTCGAAGAATCTGAATGTTTTTTAAGACTCACCTTCCAGTACGTTGATTGTAACATTAAATCTTTAAATGGATATGTGCTAATAACATCGTATACTATATTTTGGATCGGTATGTAAATAATATCTCGTTTTCCTGGACCATTTTCTTTTCCGTACACGCTGGAAAATGCTTCGGTTATTATATCAACTTCAAACGGTTGTTCAAAATCAATACCCCATGGGTTGTAAAGTGGCATGCTCGATGGAAATTCATTGTTAGGAACCATTATTTTCATGTCTTTACATGAATCAACTCCATACAATGACCATTCCTTGAAAATAACATCCTCACTTCGTTCATCCGGAACTGCTCTGAAATACTTGACCGGTGTTCCAAGCATTGAATTGACACCTACAAGAATATCCGAATACACTTTTTGAAGTGAACTTACTCCATATGGGTTGAACGAGTTTTCGCAGTTTTGCAAAATTGAAAGTCCAGTTGTTGCACCCTTTTCAATGCAGCATGGCATCATGGAAGATGTAAAATCTTCAGGAACAAATCCACTTGTTGCATCAACAGCCTCGGTATGATACGATAAATTTATTTCGGAGAATTGAACATCTCCATCAGTTGTTAAAGTGTATTTGTATTCTACATAAAAGGAATTTTCAGAACTTAATACTAGTGATTGTAAATTTGCATCGGTTAATGTTATCCATGCTGAATATGTTTTGTCATCGGGAGCCCATCTAAATTCTTTCAGAACTGTACCAATTCCACTTAAATCATCTTTAAATGAAATGATTTTAACAACATTTAGTAATGGTTCATCGTATTTAAGTTTAACAAATGTATTTGAAGAGGTTAAATAGTTCACAAAGATCTTTTATTTTATATATCTTTGTTTTCATTCAATAAAAAAGGAGAAGGCTAAGCCTTCTCCGTATCCATGTAATTGTCACATTACTTTTCTATCATGTAGGATTTACACTATTCGGTAACTACCCGAATCATTTCTTCACTTTTTCTTCAATCATGTTTTGAATCTGTAATAATTCTTCTACAAACGGTTGTCCTAAAGTTTTAATTGCGTAATCCAAGTCTTTACGCGATAATTGTTTCTTAGAGCAATAAAATTTTAAAGTGTCATCATTTATTATTGTTTTCTTTTTCTTTTCTGCTTTCTTTTTCTTTGCTCCTTTTAGTCCTTGCCAGATCCAACCAGGTGTTCTTGTTGACTGTGGAGAAAGCATATCACACCAGATTTGAACTGCTTCATTTGTGTTCATCTTGATATGGTTGAAAAAATTAGCTTGGATGGGAAACTTGATTGCGAAAAACCTGTTCATCATGAAAAACTCTTTACCTTTAACATAATTCGCTTGCGCAGTGAATTTTTTTGGATTACTGAACATTAAATTTATCTGATCAAATAATTGTGATTTTTGTGCCATTTAAAACAGTGATTTTTTAGACTTATTTTCGTATTTTCGAGTTTTTGCAAATATATCGGCTTCAAATGACATGTCTCCATCGTAATACTTGCTACCTTCCAGTATTGACTGCATCGTTATTTTTTCAATATTGGGTCGACCTTTCCCTTTTACCTCAGTGTATTCTTTATCAAACGTTGTTAAAATATCTGTTGGAATGACAGAAGTATCCAACCGCATTAATTTAATGTTTCTTCTTATTTTTTTATCTATTTCATCTGCTGTTACAACCTGGCTCAGGGTTATCTCGATGGCTTTCGAGATACTTAAAGAGTAATTAAATAGGTTATATACATCAATCTTTCCATGTTCACTTTCAAGGATTTCAAGGATTCTAGCAGCACGTTTTTCCGTTATTCTAGCAGTAACCGTTTTGCCTTTTTGTGTTCTTGCCCATGTGTGAACAGCAGGAACATTATCACCACCATCACCTGACATTATTTTGTCATACAGAATTCTTTCCGGATCAATTACATTCACCTCGGACTCTTCCATTATACTTTTTAGATCATCAATCGAGGATCCAATATTGGACATTGCGAATAAAATATTTTCAGGTGAAATTTCAGTATTTTCGTTGTTGGAAAAATCAAAAATTTCTTTTGTCATGAAAATTTTCTTGTTTGTTGATTTATTATCAAACAAAGCTATGAAATTTCCACCCTTTAACTTTACACATTGGCTCATGTCCCTATCACCGGAAATGATAAAGGCATCCTGACCCTCGTTTAATATTTTTTCAGCCCATAGGTACATTAGATCATCACCTTCCGCACCGTAAATTACCGAAACAATTATGTTTTTTTCACGAAGAATTCTCGTGAAATCTTCCATAACATTGTTAAATTCTGACCAATCCACAGCAGAATCATCTTTTACACGATTCGCTTTGTATCCATCATTTTCATCAATTTTTACCTGTTTTCGCCATGAAGAATGATCAAATGTTACTATCACACGATTCAATGAAGTAAATTTTCTTATTGTGTACGCAAGATCCGTTGCATTTTTTCTCAGGAACATTGCTTTATCTTGTTCACTACCAAGCATTGGTCCCTTTCCAACTTTTGTGTAAACATAAAGAGATTTATGGAAAAGATTATTTCCATCGAATATTAAATTAATCATGCGTACCCGTGTTTTTTTAAAAATGACTTGATGTTGTCATATATTTTTTGTTGCATCCTTTCGTCTTTTAATTTATACAAAGAATCGTGAAAAATAACTTTTGATGCAATGTTTCCATCCTTTGTAACTATGAATAGCCAAGTATTGTTAACACTTTTAAATGATTTAAATTTTCCAATTGGTATATCGTAAAATTTACGTTCTATCAGTTTATCTATTTGTTTAACTCTATGTAATTTCATTAGTCTAAAGGATCCCAGTCATATTCATTTTTCACGTATTGATTGAAAAATTTTCCAATTGAACTTGCTTCCATCATTGCATCGTATTCACTTGATGAAAAATCGTAATACGCATAAATGTCATCATTATTAAATGTTACTTCAAGTACTTGAGTTTCATCATCGTATTCTGTACTGGTGATCATGCTTGAATCGTGATAATTTTCTTTTTTCATTAGTTTAGAATATTTTGAATCTTGAATACACATGCAAGCATTGAAATTGATGGATCAATGACCAATGTGCGTTGAGCTTGGTAATTTGCAATTTCTATGATTATGCCAGGTATAAATTTATTTTTTTCCGGCATGTGTTCCCTTATGTAAGGTGGAAATTCGGTACCAAGTGATGCTAAAACTTCATCCACTTTCATGGAATAATTTGACATTAACATTTGATAGTTTTTAACAGGATCAGGTTTTTTTAAAAGTAATTCAAAAATATCACTAAATGTATAATTAAGTGTTTTTATATCATCAAGTTCAATTTTCTTTATTCCTTTATCATGAAATGATTGTATCTTCGCTACAATTTTTCTCATGTCGGGAAAATTTCGTTTAACGAATTCTATTGCTGCTTCTTTTGAAATTTCAATACCTATGAGTTTGAAGATTTGCATTGTTCTCTTTATGTAAGATATGATGATTTCTTTTTCCTCTTTTTTATCAACGTAATCAAACGAAAGTCCTCCAGCAAATCTGGATACAATGGCCTCAGGTATTTTATTGATGTAATTACAAGTACCTATGAACCTTGCTTGATCCGCAAATTTTTCTATTGTGCCCCTCAACGCTTTGTAAAATTGTTCGGAAGCACCATCCATTTCATCCAGAATAACAACTTTAATCTGTTCAGCATTATCCATCACGGAAATGGTCGAGCAAAAATCCGTTATTTTTGTTCGAACAATTTCCACCGAACTTTCATCCGATACATTTATGTACAATGTTGGTTTATCTTTTGCTAGTATCCAGGAAACACTGGTTTTGCCCGTCCCTGCACTTCCATAGAGAAGATGATTTTGTTTAAGTGTACCATCCCCGAATTCATCCTTGATTCGTTTCGGTAAAAGTATTTGTTCAAGAGTTTTTGGTCTAAAACGTTCAGTAAAAAGCTGTTGCCTCATATAAATTTTCTTTAATTTTATATACAAAAATGATAGAAAGTTTTTAAAAAATTGTTTTTTTACCTTTTTTTCCTTCCAAAAACGCAATAAGTACTTTATCCATAGGTTTCACGTTAAAATTTTCATTTACAAAAATCTCGTAGGAATCTGCTCCGTATTTACCAATCCCCCTTAATTTGGTAACATCTTTTTTTCGTTTATCTCGAATCCAATCGTACGTAAAATTTTTAATATTCTTGGTTCTCCTGTTGTACAAACCAAGGGGTCTCAAAAATTCAACCATTTCTTTTTCGTCTGCATCCAGAACTGCTTGTTCATCCGGGTATTCTTCAAAAAATTCAAATATGACTTGCCTAACCTGCTTAGCTTTTGTCTGGTTCAACATCATGCACCCGATGAGCATTTTCCACGGGTTATCTTTGAATATTTCTTGTATTAACATTAATCACATGATTTAAAGAGAACTTCTCCTTTTGAAAGTTCCCAATAGTAATTGTAATTGTCATACATATCATATCCGGTATTCTCTTTCTGTTCTTTTCTAAATTCTGTAACTTCATCTTCCAATTCTTGAAGTGTTAATTTAGAAATGTGAGAATTCCAATAGTCAATAACATTTTTAACTGAACCTGTTACCTTACATTTACTCATTGTTGTTTGTTTTTTACAAACTGGACAATAGATATCGTATGGAGTTCTCCCATAACCGAGTGTATAATGATCAGGTTTAAACCCACATTTACATGGATTTATTTTATCACTTTTGTATGTTGTTTGCATATTTTTCAAATGGTTTTTCGTGTTCAGGTCGTAAAAGTGACCAAACACCGTCAGTAATATCTTTATTTTGATGTAACGAAAAAATGAAACCTCTTGTTGATGTTGAATCAACAAATTCCTGAACTTGCAATGCAAAATCCTTTTGCGTGAATCCTTCTTTCATGTTAAAAACAATTAATTTGTAAGTCTCTTTTGCATTTTTCATGATTTCATCATGATCGGTTTTTAACTCTTTTGCTTTATTTTCAATCCAATCGAACAATTCATCCGGTGCGTATTCAAGAAGTTCATTCAAATTCTCATTTTTTCTTAAAACATCCCAAATTGCCCGTGCTGTTACATTTGTAGCAACTCTGTGAATTTTTACGTAAGTTTCAAATTTTATCTTGATTCGGTAATCATCAAAAAATTGAAGAACGTATCCTTCTTCATTTTCAATATCCTTTAATTTAAGAGAATCAAAATCGGTATGCGTTGCTATTGGAATTTGTTTAACAGTTTCAAAATTTAAACCATTCATTTCCTGTTTAAATTCCAAAAAATCCCAAATGGATACACCTGTTGATTTTTCGATTTTTGTTATTGCTATTAATTTACTTTCTCCATGATAATCGATAACTATGCGGTTTTCTGGATAAACCAGTTCAAACAAATAGGTAAATTCATCAGTATTAAGTTTCTTTAATTCATCGGAATAGTGTTCATTAATGAACGTTGTTGCCCAAGTTGCTTGGTCGGAAGTAAAAGATCCACGTGTTGCAATTCCATATTCATTTTGATGATGATAAAGAATTCCGAGTGAACCGTCATCCTTGTTAAATATGTTGTAACTCATGTTTAACATTTTTTCATTCACTTCGTTGATACCAATTTCTTCCGCGTTAAAAAACTTTTTAAGAGGTCTTGCAACAATGTTATAATCAATATCAAGTATTAATCCACGGCATTCCATTGTCACAACATTCCACATCTTTTCAAATTGGCAAGATTGTGAATAGTTGTAAATATTCAAAGGTAATGTTGGATGCGATTGCACATTAACAAATCGATCCTTGATCATTCTGTTTAATAACTTTACATGTTTAAATTTTTTCATAAGATTTTTTTGTTCCGAAGAATCCTTCATTTTTCATTTTGTTTTGTTTAACCAATTTATCCTTTATGTTGTCAAGAATTAAACATGCAACATTTCCATTGTTGTTTGCGCATGCTCTTAAAAAATCTCTGATATCACACATTACGGATCTTCTTAAAATTTCTTTTGCTTCATCTCGAGCTTCTTTTTTTATAAATTCCTTAATAACTTTGTTTATCTGTGAACCCATATTTATGTTATTAATGTAACAGGATGAGATGAACCATCAAGTAACCAAGAATTAACTAAACCTTCTGTTTTACCAGATAAATAAATAATGTTTAAAATTTCATCAATCACAATTAAATCTTTTTTACACAAATTTGATAAAATTTCTTTAAGTATTTTAGGATCAATTGACATTATTCTGTATAATTCCTTTATATCACTAAATCCTTTTTCATCATACATCATACAAACAATGTAATCCATTGTCATTTTTTCAAGTGCTGTAACTTTAATTTTTTCCATGTTGTAAATATAACAAAAATAATGATACGAAATACATTTATCATTTATTTTTCTCATAAAAATCTATAAGTGACCCAATACATTTCGCATCTCCGCTGCTGCTGAACATGTATTTATTTCTCAAATGTTCAACCATCTGGTCCAGTGTTAATTCATTCCAATCTATCCAACCTTTGGGTAATTCTTTGGGTAATTTTTCAGGATTTTTCATTTTCTTCTTCAATTCTTTTATATATCTTGCCGGCAATCTTCACAGTAGTATCTTATCCAATTTCCTTTGATTCTTGAAACGTTTTTGTTACTACCACAGTTTTCGCATATTGTATTGGATATACTTGAAGCAAATGAAATAGCTCCACGAATTTCTGAAATTGCACGTGTAAATTGACGATTCAATTCATCTTCTGGTAATTTTGCTTTCCAGGTGGACCAAACAACATCATCAAACTTTGGATTATCGTAATAAAATGAAAGATAACCGAATTTTTCCTTTATTTGCACAATTGTTATCTTTGGATATCCATTGGTTAGATGTTGAAACTTAAGCCAAGACATAAGTTCATCAAGCAATGAAAACCAACCATCACCACATTCAATACCTCTATCTAAAATTGGTTCATTAAAACGTTTAGTAGAATCAAATTCTGGATATAAAATTTGATATTTTTCTTTTAATTGTTCTTGTAGTTCTTTTTTCATGTTTTAAGTTCTTTTAAGAGATATTCAACCCATTCTTTGTAAAAATTAACATCATTTATTATTTCTTTGGACCTTCCAAAATCTCTATTAATTATTGGTTCAATTATTTTAATTCGTTGTTCTTCGTATTCAAAGACATAATTTTCAAGTCTTTTTCCATCATCACGAACTTCTGTATCCATTGACATGTTAATACCCAAGTTGTTTAATTGCAACTTAAAATTTTGTATTTCTTTTTTGTTTTTCATTGTTTAATCCCATTCATGTGGAAACATGTCTCTATTTTCAAGTCCGCATTTTAAAGCTGTTATTAAATCACAATGATAGGTTAAAATATCATCGTTGATTTTCATGCAAGTTATACCCGTCAAAGTGCTATTAAATTTCTCTATGTTGATGATCGGAAATTTTTTCACCATTTCATTTACTTCAGCATCTGTGAATCCTTCTTTGTATTTTGTTGGATAATTGTTTATGAATTTTTCTACGTTAAACTTTTGCATTTATTTTTTATTATTTTCATAGAATTTTTTAAATTCTCTCATCGTATGCTCTGATGAATTATCAAGAACAAATTGATTAAAATTTTCAATTGATTCTTTGAATGTTTTTATGTAATGACCTAATAATTTTCCAGTTAATTCCGGATGTTGAATCATGATCAAACGACCGTTGAATTTAACAGAAATTAACTTCATTTCATTGTCTTTTACCATGAGATCTTCAAGTTTTACTAACAATTCTGATTCTGGAAAATAATCATTAATTAATTTAAGAAAAACTCTTTTATCTTTTGAAAATGTCCTTTCTTCAAATCCTTGAACATTTGCCCATTCCAAGAATTCATTGTAAGTTTTTCTCTTTTTGTTTCTTTTCCTGTCAATGTGGTTAAGATTTTCGAATAAAAAATTCTTAACGTTAAAATATTTGGATTTTGTGATGAAATTGAAAATCTCAACCTTTGTATCAAATCCTAGTAAATATCTTTCAAAATCCAGATCAAGAAAAGTAAATATCTTTTTCGGATCCTGCGAAATTTTGATATCTGTTGATAATTTTCCTGAGAAATTTCTAAATGGATACACAAGACCTGCAAAACCAAATTTAAGACCCAAAACATGCGCAAGTTTGCCTGTAAGATTACCAACAGGATCCCATGAAAAGAAATAAGGAGCGAATTCCCAGTTTCTGACAGGCTGAGGGATGATGTCAATCTGGTAATTTTTGTACGGAAATGTGTAAACGCCTCCGTTGTTGATGATAAATTTTGTATCAAATTCAGTTTCAATTTTTTGTCTTACATCGGTAAGTTGCCCGTGATTACGTATCAAAACATCAAGATCCCCATGAGTTTCCTTTGTACGAAAATATTTGATGAATCTAACATCTGTGTCAAGTAACTTTTCAATACGAGGTTTCAGCTCTTGAGCTATTTTCTCATGCTCAACTGTGTTATTTCGTACAGTGTTAATACTGAATTTTTTAAGTGCTTTTCCGCCCATTATGTACTTCCCTTTCTTTTTCCAATTTTTAATCTTTTTTCTAAAAATTTATTTATGACTTTTTTCTGTAAATATTTAATTTTTTTACTAAATTTCTTTATGTTTGATGTGTATCCATCACCACCTCCACCCTTGTTTAAATTGTATCCTACTTTGGGATTTGTTGCATCCAACTCAGAGATCCAAAATATTTCTCTTTCGTTTAGTTTATCTTTTTTGCAATATTCTAAAATTTCTTTCTTGAAATTCTTTTTCCCATGCTTTTTTATTGAATTGTTTAAATACACACCAGATCCAAAATAATTTTTATTGTCAAATATTGTTTGTCCAACGTAAATTTTATTTGTGATTAAATTTGTTGTTTTGTAAATATACATAAATCTGTTTTATTTTATATATTTTAAAACAAATTGATGCATTAATTTAATGCAAAAATCCCATGCAAATCCTACTCATACGAAAAAAAGATGGAAAAATTTTATCTTTTCCATCCTTATTTATATACATGATATGTTAAAAGTTTAAATTATTCTTCCGGTTTATTTTTTGATAACTCTTCAGGATTTGGTGAAATACCCTTTTTCCTTATTTTGATGTATTGATCATTCGTTTCAAGATCAGATTGAGTCATTTTCAGGTATTTTTCTGCAAGAAATCTTGCATCGAAAAATGGTACATCAACGGGTAAACCATCTACATCAGTTTCTGAAACCATCAGGCCTAACATGCTTTCAACGAAACCAACTCGTTTTTCCATTATTTCCTGATGTTTCATTTCTTCAAATAAATTATCTTCATTAAATCTTAAACCAATTGCACTTTTAAAAAGTTGGTCACCGGCCAGTTCCGGATATTTAAGAAAAATTTGAATTGTTAAAGGTTTGAGAATAATTTCCTGAAAAATTGAACGAATTCTTGTTATGAATCTTGCGAACCGTATTTCTTCTCTGCTCATTCCATCTCCACCAACCGCAAATGTACCACCTCCACCGGATCTATCGAAACGCTCGAATGGAATTTTACTATCTTCTTTCAATTTGTTGTAAAAATATTCAAGTGTTTGTGTTTCTGTTAACTGAGGACCTTGACCTCCTATTGTATCAATATCAACGGATTCACCTTGTTTCGCAGGAAACATGTAATTTTTGTAAAATGGTAAATCCGGAGTTCCATCGACTGATACTTCACCTGATTCATAATCAAGTTTTATATCTTCCTTGTACATTGAAATGAGTTCAGCAAGAGATTCTTTTGCTTTCGCAGGTGATTTTGTTCCGATCGGTACAACCATTTTTAACCTGTATGATGAATTCATTATGTTCCAAATGATTCTAGAATTTTCAAGTATTCTTAAAAGGTTAAACGAACGTATGAGTCGTTCAACGTAGGATATTCTATTTGTTATGTTTTCTTTTGCGTACGATAGGTAAATGATCTGTTCATCGGAAATTTCTCTTTTCATTGCAATGATGTCTTCATTTTGCACCCAGATCTTTTGAATTGCTCCATCATCATTTTTTTTGATACCTGGTCTAATTGATGCTGAGTCTATTTCCTTGAATCCAATGATATTTTTTGCATCTTCGCTGTAAACAATTTCAAATGCAAGCGTACCGTCAATTAAAAATTGCTTAAAATACCCCCATGCATTATTTCCCTCGTTGAATTTAAAAAAGTTGTAAAGTCTGTTAAATGCATCATTGATGTATGATACTATCTCA